GCTATCTTCGATAGATTCCGGATACATTTGCTTCAGTAGTTGCGTAGATGCCTCTGAACCGTCAAACATAGGCGGTTCGTCCTTTTCGACGTGATTCAGCCAAAAGTCCCGTTCCATATTGATAAGATACTGGATTATATCCTCATCCCGTTCGATCTTTTTGTACACGAATTTGTTGCCACCAATTAATACGGCAATCCACCATGCTTCATAGCCTGTAACCGCCATATAGTGCTGACACTGAAGAAGGTAAGCGACCGGTATTTCTTCACCTTCCCATTCTTTTTTCAAATATTCTGAAGCTGTTTTACATTCAAGACCCACTCGTTCTCCTACAATGAGCCTGTCCACGTTTGCAAGCATCCAAGGATACTCTGGGTGTTGCAAGATAGCATTTCTACGTTGTACCTTTAGTCCCGTACGTTTGGCAAACTCCTGGGCGACTACTTCCTCGAGTACATTCCCAAAATAAGCGGCTTCACTTTGTATATCTTCTTGCTCGATAGCTTGTGTTTTCTCAAGAAAAACCTGTACTTGCGACTTCCATTTACTTAAGCCAGCAATGGCTGCCACATCTGAACCACCTAGTCCTTGCTTACGTGCTTCTAAGCAAGCCTTACGATCCATATGTAATGTATTTGCCAATACTTTCGCCTGCATATTTCTTTCACTCGCCCTCCGTGTTATACTAACTTCAAATTTGTTTTTTCTAAGGAACTCATTGCCGTGAGTTCTTTTTTTATTCCCCTGTGACAAAACGTGTGCCGTGTCGCTCTAAAAACTTCTCATTGCACTCCTCACAAATAAGGTTTCCTTCAAATTCGTAATACGTCATGCCGAAATACAATTCACCGTCACAATCGCTACAATAATGTTCGAAATCTTGTCTGGTGGAATCGTGTGGATTGCCTATGGTGTTTGGGTTTTCTAGCATTCAGCTAACCTCCTCTGAAAGCCTAATATAATGCACTCTCTCCACAACATCCGCATTCACACCTACACTTCTCAAACGACGAACAATTCCTTGAATGTGCGTACGTTCCTCATCATGCTTTTCTTTCGCACGATACAGTGCTGCCAATTCCCTTCGGGCTAATCGAGCTTCTTTGATCCAGGTGCAAAACTGATATGAATCGTTCCTTTGTAGTGCTTCAATTTGTTGTTGTTCACAGTACCCTAAGAATTCATCGAGTATTTGCTTCTTTTGCAAGTCCTTTGTTAGAACAGATTTGGTCATGTTGGTTTCTCCTTTCTACATCTCTGTAAACTTGATTTGCGAATTCACGACATTGATTGTTTCACTTAATACAATCGGCAATGTATAATCCTTAACAATTTGCGTCGCTAACTCTAAATGACAACGTTTGATGGCTTTATGACTCGTCACACCAAATTCACGATATAACTGGTTATAAATATCCCGATACACTTTCCCTCTCAATCCTGCATGTTGATACGCATTAGATTGTTTACCACCTAATAAAGTAACGCCATGACGTTTTACTGCGTTTGAAATTTCATCGCATTCTACTGCGAATAATGGTGCGTTTTCTCTTAAATTTTTGACATCTGATTTAATGTGTTGGAGTTCTTGTTTTTGTCCTTCTAATGCTTCAAAGGTCAGTTTTAAAATACTCATGGGGTCTGTTGGAACTTGTTGTTGATTCTGGATGTGTTTTTTCATGCGCTTGAATTCTTGTATAAATTGAATTTTGGTTTGTACAGCCTCTTTCGTGTTATAACCAAAAACAACTAATGTAAATGCTTCCTCTGTCAAATTGTATTTTGGATATTTTCGACCACGTTCATTTGTGTAATGTGACTCCTGAAAATTTAGGAGTGAGAATTCTTCTCCTGCATATTCCATTTGCAGTTTAATATCTGACAGAACATTATCATGTCGTTTACCAAACATCTCAGCAATTGTTAGGCTGTCTGTTACTACCTCACCATTATTTTCGAATACCAGTTCATTATGTAACGGTTCTTCGTTTGCTACTGTTAATTCGTTCATATGTTAGTCCTCCTCAAATTTCAATACTTTTTTCACACACTCTACGCACTCGGAATGACTCGTGTTGAGTTCATATGACGATGAATCAAATGTAGTTGTCCATCCGCTTTCTTATAGATCAACCAATTTTCTGGATTTAACTTATACGAGTTAATATGTATCTTTTCTCGCTTCGTTGGTCGTTTACCGTTTTTCACTTATTTCTCCTCCCTCTATTTCTCAAACAGCTCGTCCACTGTTGTTTTGAAATATTTTGCTAGTTTTTGAGCCTCTTTTAAGGTAAAATCACTTTTACCTTGTTCTTTAGCAAAGTATGTTCTTGATGCAATGTGAATCAAATTTGCCGCTTTTTCTTGTGTCATGCGTTGTGCTTTTCTAGCGATGTATAGGTTTTTGTGCATGGGGATCGCTCCTTGTTTAAATTTTATTTATATCAACGCTTAATTGAAGTGTTTCCTTCAATTAGCTTTGGATAAAACCGTTCGAATACGAACATTTTGTTCGTTTGACAATTAAAAAAAATCTCTTCGATTGATTCATCTAAAAAGTCAGAAATTTTTTTAGCAACTTCCATTGATGGAATCCGTTCTTTCTTATCCAACATTCTTATATATCTTTCAGTAACACCACAATGTTTAGCTATTTTATGATAAATAATTGACTGTTTCATGTCCGCCTCCTTAATGGAACGTTTCGTTCGATTTTAATCATATCGAATAATTTATACATTGTCAATGACTTTCCGAACATAATGTGCTATGATTGTCTCTAAAGAGAACAGGTTGTTCAAGTGAACAACCTTATGAGGTGATGAAAATGACAGGTATAGGTGCTAGAATAAAAAAACTAAGAAAACAACGTAACTGGACACAAGAAACGCTAGGAAAAAAGGTAGGCGCTTCATCTCGTGTAATTGGTTATTATGAGTCCGAAGAACGTTTTCCTTCGCCAGATACTATTGCAAAATTATCTGAAATACTAGAAGTAACAACGGATTTTCTACTAGGACGTAGTACCGAATTAGATATAAAAAAACACAACAAGTTTAAGGAGATTATAGAACGATTAGATACATTACCTGAAGATAAACAGGACATTGTCCTACAACAAATGCTCGCGATCACCAAAACACTAGAAGAATACCATAATAACGAAAAAAATAGCCCCTCATATTAGAGACGGGCTATTTTTTAAATTTTAAAACTTTGTTCTATGTACTCCTCGACTAATTCAGGCTGCGTTTCATCTATTGTTTTCAAAAATAATTCTACAATCTCTTCTTTCGTCATTTCCATTCCTCCTGGTTTCATCTCTCTCTACATACATTCTATCATCTTATAATTTGTTAAATAGCTTACTCGCAAAACTTTTAAAAATAAATTTTTAGCTACTAAATAGTACAATAGAAACCTGAAAAATAAGAAAAACCGGGCAAACCACCCGGTCCTTTTCAGCATAGTGCATACTTCATATATTTCTCACAAACCTCTATATAGCAAGCTTTCTAAGGACGCACTTCGTGCTCAAAAACTTATACTTTCTTATCTTATAAAAAAAGACAACTGCAAAAGTTGTCTTTTTAAGTTTCAGCCCCCAGGCTTCGACCCTTCTTCCATCTTTTGTATTTTATTCAATTGATAATTCTTTGTTTCTAGCACTTTGTCCGTTATTGGTAATATGAATGTCATTGCACAAATTACTAATACAATTTTTTTCAAAATTGATCCCTCTTTTCTCTTTTTTGTATCCCATAATCCATTTTAATGTTGGATGACTATCACCACCATTATATAACTTTCTTGCAATTAAACCAGCAAAAAAATAATTAGATTGGGCAAAAAATTGTTCAAGAACTTCATGCATAACCCCATAATCCTTACTTGCAATAGCTTTAAAAAAGATAACAAAATCATCATCGTCTTTCTGATAGAAAGCCTTCTTTATTTGATCAATCTCTGTAAAATTCAATGCCCTATCTTCATAGTATATTTTTGCCAATATAAGATTATGCTTGGTCTCTTGTTCTAATTCAAATATCCCCGATTTTTGAGCAACTTCATGACTTCGTTCAAGATACTCTAAACACAATTTTTTATCCTCTGTCAAATAAGACATACCTAGCCGATAATATGCATCAGCAACTGTTTTATTACAAATATTCGCATTAATTATGATGTATGCATAATGCCTAGTAGCCTCTAAATCATTAAGTTGCAAACAAACGGTACAAAATAACTCTGCAACTCGGTGAATATAACAATTTCTTATAAACAATTTTCGACTTTCGCTCACAGTCAAGATGGAATTCTCAATTTCATTACCAATTGTAAGCATACGTTCAAAATTTTTATCAAAATAATAATTATAACATTTCATAATATCTGATAAAACCCGTAAAACTGGATCTTGAATTTTTCCATATCTATCTAATTCTATCTCTATATCATTCCCTTGCAATACATCTTTCATGTAGTCGTACAAAATTTTATATACACCTACGTATTCTCTTATAGATGTTTCTTCACTTGAATACTTATTAATAAGGGCATTTAGTAATTCGATATCTCTAATAATAGCGGCATATTCGAAACTCTGTTTAATTAATTCTGTAGAATTTAATTCTAAACACCAGTTATGCATCATTTTTTTTGATTCAGCTGTATCTACTGACATAACATGCGATAGTTTAAGTAAATTACAAAAACTAATTGTTCCTTGTTTTTTGAATTTCGACATATATTGTAGTGGAACATCAATTTTTTCAGCCACAGTTGTTAAAGTTAAATCCTCCCTATCTTCAATCAAATCACATATTTTTTGATGAAAGCGCATAAAAATATTTCCTCCCCCCTCAAATACATAAAAATCCACCATCCTATTTTCTCAACCTCTAAACTGCACTACGAATGATGAATGTCTGTTAAACTAAGAAGGAACTCGTATGATGCAAATGTTTGTCCTAAGGTAGTAGGATGAACGGTGTGAGCGGTTTTGTCACGATCACCTCTTACACACGCTCTGCGAGTTTTTATGTTTTAAATTATTATTTTTTTGTGATTATTCTGTCTATTAGTTTGATAGAAACCCATATACTGTATACAAGATTAATGTTATCACGAACCTACATTCTCTTCCATCCCTTACAACTTGATAAATATATGTGCCAAAAAATTCGTTGTATTTCCATAAAAATGTCTTGGGATATTTTCCATTTTAAATGAATATTGGTTCATTTTTATTATATCCTACTATAATTAAATGCAGAAACCAGCCAATTTTTGATGAATGTACCCAATCAATTTCAAATCGCATTACAATATTACAAGAAACAAATGTCGAACTTTCTCAACATGTGTCCACCCCTTTTTATGGTATTATCATTTTATCCTTACTTGTATCATCCTGATTGGTGTCTCTCACCAATCTCCCCACTAATCCTAGTGGGCAATTTTATTTTTTGAGTATTTTCGGATTTAAATATGCTATACTGTTTTAAACGGCAATTTTATTTTCATGTAGGTAATATGTTATTAAAATTAAAGTGGTTAAAGTCAAAAAGAGGCTCTCAATTTATTTTGGGAGCCTTTTCTTTTGGTAACAAAAAAGTTATAATCTACTCAATAAATCGAATTATCAATCTTTATATATACAGGAGGGATTCCTATGGTGGTCTACAAAGATAAAGAACGAGGAACATATTTCTTTGTTGTCAGAGTCCGTCAGTTTGACGGTACACAGAAGCAAGTAAAACGTCGTGGATTTAAGACTAAAAAGGAAGCACGTGAAGCCGAAGCGAAAATGTTGGTTGAAAAAGAGACAAATTCTAGCTTGACGTTTGCACAAGTGGCGGATAGCTATTTTGATTGGTATTGCCAAAGGAGGAAACAGTCTTCCATACATGTAATAAAATACGCTATTTATAACCACCTAGTAAAGGAATTTGGCAAACTAAAATTGGATCAAATTACTCCAAAACATGTGATGAATTATCAGAATAAAATTATTAATAAATATTCAGCTGAATACTTAAAAAAAATTCACACTGTACTTTCAGCAATATTTAATTTTGCAATAAAGTTTCATGGTGTAACAAGTAATCCTGCACGAATCGCTGGAAACTTCGAGGTTGAATCAAATAAAAGAATGAACTTTTGGGAATTTGAAGAGTTTAAGAAATTTATAAGCGTTGTAGATGACCCTATGTACAAAGCTTTTTTTTCAACGCTTTATTACAGTGGTGCTAGGAAGGGTGAACTGTTAGCCCTAACTTGGGAAGATATTAATTTTGAGGAAAAAGCAATTAACATTAATAAAACAGATTATAATAGACAAATTACACAACCAAAAACAAAAGCATCCAATCGAACTATCATGTTACCATCTCTAATTATAGATTTATTAAAACTATTAAAAGAGCAATCAACTGTAAAAGCTCCCATAAAGAATGATTACGTTGTATTTGGTGAATTTTATAATAGCATTGCAACTTCCACCTTAGATATGAAATACAACAAATATATAATCAATGCTGGTGTTAAAAGAATTTTATTACATGAATTTCGACATTCCCATGCATCATATTTAATAAATAGGGGTGTTAGCCCGCTTGTTGTAGCTCAACGTCTAGGTCATTCAGATGTAGCAACAACGTTAAATACTTATAGTCATTTATATCCATCAAAACAAGTGGAAGTGGTTGCATTTATGGAGAAAGATTTGATATAATCATACCAAATTGTGACCACTTATCTTTAAAGCCTTGTGATTATTGGCCCTATGGTGACGATAACCGTAACACCGGCCATTACGCTTCCCCAATCAGTCGCAACTTCTTGAGATTGAAGTTGCTTCACACCAATTTGAACTGTTCTGACTTTTTCATCAGTGGTCACTAAGAGCGGCCACAAGTACATATTCCATGTTGTTAAAAAGCTATATACTCCAAGCGTAATAAAACTCGTTTTGCAATACGGAATTACAACACTGAATAAAAACCTTACATTTCCAATCCCTTCAATAAAAGCAGCTTCTTTCAATTCATTCGGAAGCGTCATAAAATGTTGGCGTAGTAAGAAAATACCGAAAGCTGTTGCAAAAAATGGCACTGTCATCCCAGCAAAGCTATTGATCCAACCAAAGTCTTGAATCGTTAAAAAGTTCGGTACCATCGTTGCTTCCCACGGAATAAGCATCGTTGAAATAAACAAGAAGAAAATTACGTTTCTCCCTTTAAACTGAAGAAAAACAAAAGCATAAGCTGCTAAACTGGATACGATAAGTTGTCCAATCATAACAATCGTCGATACAATTAAACTGTTGTACAAGTATGTAAAAAGCGGTACTTTTTGAAAGATATTCATAAAATTATCGAAAGTAAATTGGGTCGGAAATAACCTTCTCATTTGAATATCATCTGGTGTCATAAAGCTTATTAAAAACGCATAGAGTACAGGAAAAAACACCATTACTGCACTAATAATGAGCAGCATGTATAATAGAAAATTTTGTTTCCACTGTTTAACGATCAT